GACCGGGGCGCGCCGCTGGCGCGGCCGCGACGAGGTGCCGGTGCCGGCGAACCTGGGGCATGTGCGCGCCAACCGCGAGGCCGCCCTGTTCTCGCACGTCTGGAACTATGCCCGCGAGGAAGGGCTCACGCGGCTGCCGAATCCCTGCGCCGGTGTCGGCAAGTACGAGGAGGAAGGCCGCGACGCCGCGCCCGACGCGGAACTGGTGACCCGCGTGCTGGACGAGGCTGACCAGCCGCTGCAGTTCGCCATGCGCTTGGCCGACATCATCGGCCAGCGGCCGGCCGACGTGCGCCGCTGCAGCGAGACCGACATCGAGGGCGACGTGCCCGGCGGGGTGCTGAAGGTGCGCCAGGGCAAGACCCAGGCGAAGCTGCGCATCGTGATCGAGGGCCACCTGGCCGCCCTGCTGCTGGAGATCCGCGAGTACAAGCGCCGCATCGCAGCGGAGCGCCAGGCCGCCGGCAAGCCGGTGGTGCACACCATGGCGCTGCTGGTCAACGAGCGGGGCCAGGCGCTGACGTACAACATGCTGCGCAACCGCTTCGACGACGCCAGGGAGCGGGCCGGCGTGGAGAAGGGCCTGTTCCAGTTCCGCGACTTCCGCGCCAAGGTGGCCACCGAGACCGACGAGGCCGAGGGCACGCGCGCCGCGCAGGCGCTGCTGGGGCACACCACCGAGGGCATGACCGCCACCTACATCCGGCACAAGGTGGGCAAGAAGGTGCGGCCGATACGATAGCTGGGCTGTTCCGCAATCGGAATCAGGGCCGCGCCAGCAAAGGCTCTCCAGACCCCCAAATCTGCCGGTTTGCGGAACACTTTTTTAGCTAAGTGCGCGTCAGCATTGACGATGGCCCGGGACTCTTAATCCGTAGGTCGTAGGTTCGAATCCTACAGGACCCACCACTCACAGCAACGATTTCGCGCTATCGAAGTGGTAGCGGACTTCCGCAAAAAAGGCGGGGTGTTCCGCAATTCGATTGATTGCTTACTGCGGCCAGGCCTCGATCAAGGCTTTCCGCTTGGCCCGCTCGCACCCCGCAGTCCCCACCCAGCGAATCGCCCACTCCGCGAGATCCTGACCGGTCGCCCCCTCGGGCATGTCAGGGGGAACTGCGCACCGGGAGATCAGCGCAACCGGGGGCGGCGGGATCTGCGGCGCACTTGGCGGCACGGTTGAACAGCCGGCGAGCAGGCTCAGGGACAGGACAGGTAGCAAGGCTCTGAGATTCACGGCGCACCTCCACGATGGTTTCCACAATGACCCGCTCGCGCGCCTCGGCGGCGACGGTATAGCGCATCTCGGCGGCCCGCTGCAGTTCGCGGTTGCGGGCGGCCTGCTCTGCGGCGGCCTGCTGGACCTTCAGCCGCTCGGCATCGGCACGCCAGCCCTGCACCTTCCAGGCCCCGGTGCCGCCCAGCATGAATCCGACCAGCAGCGTGGCGGCCAAGGTGGTGAACGGCCCGCCCATGAGGACCAGCGGGTTCACGCCGTGACCTGCCCCAGCGCCTGCGCGTGGAACTCGTCCCAGGTGTGGCGGTGCGGTTTGCCGGGTCTCCATGTGCGGAGGTAGCAGTCCCAGGCTTCATCGTGGCTGGCGTCCAGGCTGGGCAGCGCCTTGCGGTCGGTCCACAGCAGCAGCCGGGCGAAGGCCGCGGCCAGAATGTCGTCATCCTCCAGCCGCGCGTGCACCAGCACCGAGTCGAAGGGAACGCCCTGGTTGCCGCAGATGTAGTGCGCGTGCTCGTTGCTCGCGCGGTGCGTCATCACCCCGAACACCCCGCCGCCGCGCTCGAACTGCCAGTAGCCGCGGGCTGGACCCTTCTCGTAGGGGCGGCCGGCGATCTTCTGCGCGCGGTACTTGAACCGGCTCTCCTGCAGGCCGATGGCCAGCAGCATGACGATGGCCTCCGGGCTGGTCATCTTGGGCGGCAGCAGCGCCAGCGCCGGGTGGATGGCACTGCGCAGGATGTGCTGCAGGATGATCACGGCTTCAGCGCCTGTACTGCGGCCGCCGGGTCAGCCCGGAAGCGCTTGAGCATCATCGCCGCCCCGCCCATCACGAACCAGCCCGCGCCGCCAAGCACGGCATTCACCGCCGCGTGGTGCATGTGCTTCATCGGGTCGAGGAACGTGAACCACGCCGTCGAGTCGAGGTAATCAAACAGCGCCTCACCGAACACGATCGAACAGGCCATCGCCACGAACACCCGCAGGAACAGCTCCCGCTTGGTGCCGGGCATGTCCACGGCGATCATGATGGCGGCTCCGATCCCCGCCGGTAGCAGCTTGGTCAAGAGGGCGGATAGGAGGCCGCTGTCGGCCTGGAATAACGAATTGGGCATGGCAGCACCTCCATAGTTGGAGAGGGTTCGTGAGGCGTCTGCCGAAGCGAGCGCGCTGTGTTCTGGGGGTTCGATTACCTCGTTGAGGTGTGGAGCGGCGCAGCAGGACTGTCCTGAGCACGGCGCCGCCGCGTTGCTCGTCCGGTGGTCGCTGGCTGGATGGCCTGTCATGGGCGGTCCCGGTTAGGTTTGCGTACCGACCACGACCCATCCGGCGTTCGTGGCGAGGTAGAGTTTGTCGTCGACCAGTTGATGCACCAAGCGGGACCGGAAGGAGGACGTGAACGTGGGCAGGGTCGACAGGTACTCGTGGCCGGCAAACAGAGTTCCCCCACTACCGGTTGCCGACTTGATGGTCTGATCTGGCGTGAAGTTCTTGAACTGATTCGAGCCCACCGTGATGGCCGTGCAGTTCGCGTCGTCGATTCGCAGTCCTACGTTGGACTGCCCAGCTGCTGTGCCGTTGTCAGCCAGCATGTTGGCGGCAACCAGCACATTGCTGGTGGAAAGACTCGCCCCGCTGTCCACAAGGACCTCGGGCAGATCACCAGCCAGCACGCTCTGCCATTGCCAGTTGTCGTGGCAGTGGTTGCCGGTGACCGTGACCGCTTGTGCCGCCAGGACCTTGATGGCTTCCGCCGTGCACTCACTGATGTGGTTGCCGCGCACGTTGACGTACTGCGACCGGTTGAACTCGCCCTGGCCCGCGTTGATCACGATACCGTTGCACGACACCCAGGTCACAGGAGATCGGCCACCGCGGGCGATCATGTTGCCCTCGATGTCGACATAGCTGGAACCCTGGCACGCGATCGACACGCTGCCAGCCACGGTGCCCACTTCAAGCAAATGGTTCCGCGCAACGACCACGTAGGAGTTGGGACTGGCAGTGCCTGCCGTGTCGCCGCTGGTGGCATCGTCGACGTTGATCCCGATCTCGCGCACGCGATACAGGTCGTTGTCCACGATCCGGATGCGGGCGTTCCCTTTGAACACTGACACACCGACGCGGCAGTTGGAGAGCCGGTTCTGCCGAAGAGTGACGAACGCGTTCGACACGTTCAGGTCCACGCCATTCCCGCGGAAGTCCTTCAACTCACAGTTCTCGATCAGCACGCGCTGACAGCTGTTGGCCAGCTGGATGCCGCCGAAGTTGCCATCCGTAGGCGACGCAACATGGTTGCCCTGCAGCGTCAGGCCTGCGACTCGCACGTCGGTTTTGGTGTTGATCAGCACCATGCTTGCGATGCTGGCGGTAGCAGTCAGCACGCTGGCACCAGGACCTGCGCCCACGAGCGCCACCTTGGATTGCAGGGTCAGCCCTGCTGCCATCAGGTATGTCCCCGGGGGCACATAGACGATGCCGCCGCCGGCCGCGCTCACGGCATCGATTGCCGCTTGGATCGCCGTATTGGATGCGACCGCTCCGGTGTTATCGGCGCTGTAAGGCGCATCGCGCACGGTGACACAGAGCTTGCCCTTCGCCCCCAGCGTCCCTGCGGCGTAGGTTTCGGCGTGCGAGAAGCCAAGCAGGCCCGCGCCGTCACTGTCCGCGAGATCAGCGCGCAGTCCTGCGTCGGTCCCTGTGCCGGCGGATACTGACGGCCGCCCTTGCGCGTCAAACACAAGGTACAGGCTGGCCCGGTCGGCTGCCGCGGGGAGTTCGTCCGCCGCTGCCTCGCCCGCCGGATAGCGCAACGATCGCCCAGCCTGCTCCTGCACCTGCTGAAGCATCAAGATCGGCGCGTCCTGGTCGGGGTTCAAGGTGTCCGAACGCAGATCGCCTTGGTCCTGGTAGTCGACAGTGCGCACGAATGCCATGTTCCGGCGGCGCACGACGGTGGTGTCCGCAGCTGGAGCAGTGACGAACGTGATGTTCCCGCCAGCGTCGTCGCCCACCCCGGACACGGTGTAGTCGGTCGTCAGCGTCTTGACGACACCGTCCACCGTCACCTCGATGTCAGCCTGGTTGACGATCTTGAAGGTGTAGGGGAATACCGTCGTCACACCGTTGCCGGTGCTGCTGTTGACGGGGGTCTGCTGGGAAACGGTCACTGTGAGCACCTCGCGCTGGCGCGGGCGTCACAGTTCCAGTTCTATCTCGTGAGTGCCACCCGCTGGGCGCCAATCGTCCCGCTGGTGTGCGGTCGGATTCCCGACTACCTTGCCGATGCGCACCGGCTGGTCCGTCACTGCACCCGCCCCGGCGTCCAGCAGGTCGTCGGGCTGGTCGCGCACTTCCGGGTTCCAGTCGCGCATCTGCCCCTCGATCTGTGCCAGCACGGAGGTATGCGCCCACAGCATGCCGCTGGTGATCAGCGGCTCCAGCGCTTCCAGGATGCGGGCGTTCTTGTTCTGCACCGCCTGCTCCTCGCTGATGCCGCAGGCCAGCTTGCGCTGCTTCAGGGCCATGCGCAGGAACGACGGGGCAAACTGGCCGATGCCGTTGGTCTCCACGGTGACGCGGGGAACCTGGAACTTCTCCACCAGGTCGCACAGGTCCAGCACCTGGCCGCTGGTGATCTTCTTGCCGCTGTCGTCGGTCTTGGCGATCTCACCTTGCAGCGCCAGCACCCGGTGCCAGTAATGCCGGCCGGCGGCGTCCTGCAGGTCCAGCACCGCGGCGGACACGTCCGATCGGACCTTGCCAGCCGACGGGTCCCAGCGCAGGGAACAGCCGACGATCTGCACATTGCCCAGCCACATCTCGCAGCTGCCGTTCGCGGTGATGATGCGCGGCTCGACCTCGTAGGGGATCACTCGGTTCGGGTCCAGCCGGATCTGGTGCACCGGCCGGCTGTGCAGCTGGTACTGGCTGTCCCAGTAGTTCGCGGTCTTGGTCTTGCGGCGGCGCTTCTCCAGGTCGGCGCGGGTGAAGCGCTCCGGCCAGGCGCAGTCGGCGTAGCAGTCGATCAGCCCGCCCGGGGCCGCGGCGAACACCAGCCGGTTGCCCTGCAGCTGGTAGTCCTTGCCCTCCTCCATCAGCCGCGCGCCGGCACCGATGCCGCGGAACACGTACTCCGGGCGGAACGGCAGTTCGTAGGCGGCCTTGGTGGCGTCCTCGATCCGGTGTTCCCGGCCGAACATCGGGATCGTCAGGCAGTCGGCGCCCATGGCTTCCATCTTGTCGTAGATCGAGTCGTGCGTGTGCGGGGTGCCGACGAACAGCTGCCGGCCGCCGGGCACCAGGATGAAGGTCTGCTCATTCAGGCGGTACTCCAGCTGCTCGCGGGCCTCGGGCGTGCGGATGTTGCGGGGCACCTCGATGTCGTCGTTCTGCGCCTCGTCGCATCGGGCCGACGTGACGTTCGACAGGATGCCGCGGGCGAACATGGACGCGTTGCGCGGGTCGTCGGCACCCTCCACCCACCAGGATTCCACCCCGCCGTCGCGGAACATGCCCTTGGTCAGCGGGTGCCGGCGCAGCACGTTCTGGGTGTCGCGGCTGGTCTTCCAGGCGGTGGGGTCGGCCTCCGACTGGTGCAGGATGCGGTAGGTCGGGTCGGCGTAGTAGCGCCAGGCGTTGTACACGCCCAGGATGGTCGACTTGCCGAAGCCGCGAAAGCAGCGCAGCACGGCCAATTCGCCGCGGTGCTGTAGCCAGTGCAGCGCGCGCCAGTGCACGTCGGGCACATTCCAACCCCGCTGCTCCGACCACAGCGCGAAGAAGGTCGGCAGGTCGACCTTACCCGCCATGGGGCGCCTTGGCGCGAGCCAGCGCCTTGTTCACCGCCGCCTTGGCCTTCTTCTCGGCCGCCTTGATCTGCGCGTCCAGGTCGTCCTCGTCCTTCACCGCGCCCTTGTTGTCCGGGTCGGTGTGCTTGGCAGTCACGTCAAGCACGTAGCGCAGCACGGCGCCGGTGGCCATGGCGTTCTTCTTGCACCAGTAGCGATTACCCCGGTCCTCCTGCGTCAGGTCGGCGGGGGATTGCCCGTCGCCCGGCCACTCCGTGGGGTCGGCCTCCAGGATGAAGGCATCGGCCAGGCGCTCGGACAGTTCCTGCAGGCGGGTCAGTTGGTCGGGTCGCATCATTGGCCTCCGATGGCGGACAGGTCGGGCGCGCGTTCGGGCAGGGACTCGCCGGGCTCCCACCAGTAGTCCTGGCCCCATTCCTTCTTCGCCCGCGCCCGCATGCGCGCGAGGTAGCCGGGCGAGGCGCTCTCCTGGATCTGCTGCAGCAGCGCGTGGTCCAGCGCCGCTTTCGTGTACCAGAGGTTCACCAGCGGGGTGTTCGACTTGGCCCAGCGCATCGCCTCGGCCTCAAACTTCGGGTCTTTGCCGTTGATCGCCTCGTGAATGTTCTCGAGCCCGACCTTCAGCCCGAGCTCGGACAGCGAGCCGATCACCGGGCCGGCCACGTTCTTGATGGCATTGGCCGCCGCGTCCCCGGGCGAATCGCTCGGGTCGGACAGCAGCAGGTCGCCCAGGATGCCCATGGCCCCGCCCTGCAGCGCGGCGCGGCTCCAGAACTTGGGTGTGGTCATGTCCACCGGGTCCTTGCCGGCGATGATCTGCTTGAGCTGGTAGGCGATGCCGCCCACCACCGTGAGGCTGGCCGCCATCGCGGCGCCGTAGGCCAGGCGGTTGAAGGGGGCGCCCTCGACCTTGGGCATGTCCATCATCCGGCGCCAGTGGCGCGAGATCATGGCGATCGGGAAGGACTTGAACTGCATCACCGATCGGGCCAGTTCGCCCTGGATGGTGCCGGCCTGGTTGCCGCCCCAGCTGGCAATGCCGCGGGTCGCCATGTCCGGGTTCAGCACGGCGATCTCGCCCTCGTCCTTGATCAGGCCCAGCACCTTGGCCGCCACCTCCTGAGCGCGCGGGTCGCCAGTGGCGTAGATCGCCTCCGGGGTGAGCATGTCGAGCCCCTTGTACGGGGTCAGCTGCGCGGAGCGGATCACCGCCCAGTCGTCGGGAGTGATGCCGTGCCGCTCCATGCGGATCCGGTCGTAGTCGGTGAGCTTGCCCCAGTCGGTGCGGGACAGGCGCCCCATGCCGGACATCATGGTCATCTGGAAGGCGTTGCGCAGGCTGTCCGACCAGACGTTCATCAGCGACAGCTTCATGGTGCTGTTGGCCAGCCGGCCGGACCAGTTGTGCCCCAGGTGGTCGCCGCTCCAGCGGGACAGGTCGGACACCAGGGAGTCGGCGATCACGCCATGCCCGGCCAGGAAGTCGCGGGTCTCCTTGCTCGACTGCCGGCCGATGTTCTGGATCGCCTCCCAGTACGGCAGCTTGTTGTACCCGGTGGTCACGAAGAACGTGCCCAGGTCGGTGATGCTGGAGATCACCGCGCCGCCCAGCTTGGATGCGGTCTGGATGTTGCGCAGGTCGCGGCCGATGATGGCAATGCGCGGGCTCTGCGGCGTGGCGCTGGCGCCATTCAGCACGGACCAGTAGGACTGCGGCAGCAGGCCGAACACCCGCTTGTCCCCGCCGTCGGCGATACGCGCGGTGTCGGTCTGCACCCGCATCTGCTGCTCGGGGTTGGGGCCGTAGCGCTCCACCAGCCCGATGTCGCGCGCCATCCCGCCGATGTGGCCCACCATGGCGTCGTACATGCTGCCGCGGCCGAACTCGGCCATGTAGCCCAGGTAGGCCTCGGCGTCCTTGAAGTGGATCTGACGCGACTCGCTGCCGGCGTTCGCGCGCGCACCGGTGCCCTGGAACTGGCCGGGGGTCGCCTTGTTCAGGCCGTCCGAGCTGATCGTGTCCCAGGCGCCGCGCAGGATGTCCAGCACCTCGGCGTCGGACATGCGGGAGCCGTCCTCGCGCAGGTAGCGGGAGCGGTCCAGGTTGGGCAGCAGCTTGGACGCCCAGCCATCCCGGCCGGCCGCCAGCACCCGGGCCTGCTCATGGGGTTGCGGCAGGTAGCCGTACTCCAGCTTGCGCACATCCCCACCGGCCGCGTTGAACCGGGTGCGCAGCGCCTCGATGGTGTCCAGCCACGACTGCGCCGCCTTGCTGGCGACGCTGTTCCCGGTGCCGCCCTTGGCATTGCTGAAGATCTCGACCGCCAGGTCCCGGCTCATGGTCGGGTTGTCGGCGTCGAACAGGGCCATGAGCGCCTTGCGGCCGATGCCCGTGCCCTCGCCGCTCTTGCCGGCCTCCAGCAGGTCCAGCATGCCGCGCACGGCGTCGTTTTTCACCCCGTCGGCGTAGTTGCTGGTGTTCTCCATGTCCCGCACCAGCGCCGCGGTCTGGTTGGAGCCGTAGGCCTGGCGCTGCTGGTCGATGCGGGCCTGGGTGTCGGCGGTCTTGACGATCTGCCGCTGGGCGTTCGCCACCTTGCGCGCGGCTTCCTCCTGGATGTCCTGCATCGCCTGGGTGGCGGCGGCCAGCATCCGGTCGTCGCGCGGCATCGCTTGCCAGGCCTGGGCGTCCTGCACCGCCAGCCGGCGCATGGTCGCGCTGATGCGGTCCTCGATCGCCTTGAACTGGGCGGGGGTCAGGACCCGGCCGGCGGCCTGCTGCACAGCTTGCATGCACTTCGGTGTCATACTCTCTCCATGCCCTTGTGGTTGTCCTGGACCCTGTTCGTCGTGCTGATCTTCGGCACGGTGCCGCTGTTCGTCTGGGCCAACACCGGCCGCCCGGCTGCCGCGTGGTACGCCTTCAAGCGGTACATGCTGTGCATGGCCATCCTGATGGTGCCGGTCGCGGCAGTCGGCGGCGTGTACTGGCTCATCCTCATGCTGTAAGCGCGCACTCGGCGGCCACCTTCAGCAGCGGCGCGTCGGCGATTTCCTGGTCGGCCTGGGCCCGGATCTCGGCCAGCACCTCGGACATCGGGCGCGGCGCATCCATTCCTTCCAGCATCACCAGCATGTCGGGGCTCGTCTGCGCGATGCGGTCGGTCTGCGTGGCCAGGTAGTCGCCGGTCGGGTCGGCTGCGCCCTCGGCCGCGGGTCGGGTCGGCTCTGCGGCTTGAGCGGCTCCGGCCTCCCTCGCCTCGGCGCGCGGCGCCTGCATCCCCGCTCGGCGCACCCCGGCCACCAGGTCCGTCACCATGTCGTCGGTGATCTCCACCGTGATGCCGGCCGCGCGCGCCATCTTGGTCACGGCGTCCTTCAGCACGGCCAGCAGCTGGTCCCAGCCCTGCAGGTTGCCGAGCTCGGCCTGCGCCGCCATGTCCGCCAGCACCTCCTCGACCGCCTCCATCTGGCCGATCTTCTGCTCCTGCATGTACCGCGCGGCCATCGTGCGGACCCGCTCGTTGCCGTCATGGATCAGCGTCAGCACCGGCTCGATGTCGGCGCCCACGGTCTTGCGCAGGCCGCGGTGAAAGGATTCATGCAGCCCGACGAAGAACGCCTCATCGACGCTGGCGATGTTCTGGCGCACCAGGAACGTGGTGTCGGTCTCGGGGTCGTACATGCCCCGCACCGGTTCGCCGTCCTGCAGCCGCGCGCGGCCGGTGACGGGCAGCTGGTCGATGCTGTCCACCATCTGCAGGTTGCCCATGCCGGCGCGCTGCAGGGCCTCCACGGCGGTGGCGGCGGTTGCCTCGTCCAGTCCGGAGATCGCGCGGGCGGCGGGCGTCAGGGCTTCGACCAGGCGGGCGGCATCCACCGGCGCCACGTCGGCCACGTTCACCCGCAGGCCGGCGGCCAGCTGCTCGGCGGCGGTGTCCAGGGCGCGGGCATGGCCGGCGGCGGCCTCCAGGTCGGCGGGCCGGTGGATCCCTGCGGCTTCGCGCTGGGTCTGCAGGATGCTGACGTGCGCGGCGTCGACCTGCTCCGGGGTCGCGGTGCGTTGGGCCGCAGGCAGCGGCTCGGCCTTCTGGCCCGGTGCTGCATCGGCCGCCCGGCCCCGCGTGCCGCGCGCCACCAGCGCTCCGGCACCGAACGCCGCCGAGCCCAGGAACGACACACCCAGTCCGAGTGGGTCGAACGGGTCGATCTCGGCCGCTTCCTTGCTGTAGTCGGCGGACTGCAGGATCTCGCGCGCGGTCGCCTGCTCCGCGATGAACGCCCCGGGCCCGCCGGCCACCGCCAGGCCGAGCGTCTGCCCGATGGTCTTGCCCGCCACCGGCAGCACCACCGCCAGTCCGGAGGCAACGCCCTTGACCGCGCCCAGCTTGGCAGCCGTGGCAGCGTCGACGCCTGCGTCCATGCGGCGCTGCGCCTCGTTGATGCCCTCGTCCAGCGTCATGCCGGCGACGGCACCGGGCGCCCCGCCCAGCGCGGAGTACGCCGCGGCCTTGCCGACGAACCGGGTCACGTCGTGCAGGACCATGGACGCCACGCCGGTGGTCTCGGCGTCGGGGGTGAACTCCCGGATGGCGTCACGGATGGCGGCGTCCTGCTGCTTGAGCTCGGCTTCCAGCCTGGGGCGGTCGGTCGGTCCAGCACTGAACAGCGTCGGCGCACCGGCGGCGCCCACCGCCTCCGGCGTCATCAGGGATGTCATGGCCCGGCCCATCTCGGCGCCGGCACGCGGCACGGCCGAGCCCACCGCACCCCAGAAGCCTTTGAACCAGGGCGGGTCGGAGCGCGGGGCAGGCGCTCGGGCGGCGTCCGCCTTGATCGCGGCGTCGGCGGCTTCGGGGTAGAGGGCGTCGAACATTACGGCGCATCCCCCAGGGGCACGATCAGCGGCCGGCCGTCACCGCGCATCACCAGCCGGTCGCCGATGGCGATGGTGTACGCCCCGGGCGTGCCGGTCGGGCCCAGCTTCGCGCCTGGCATCAGCCGCGCCAGCTGCTCGTCGGTCATCTGCTGGTCGCCGATGCGCGCACGCTGGCCACCAGTGAGCGCGGCCACCCGCGGCGCGTCGTAGTCGCGCAGGGCCTTCATCACCATGCCGTCGGTCCAACCGTAGGGCTTGATGATCTTCTGGCCGCCCTGCTCCATGATCCCGCCCGTGACCATGTTCACCGCCTGGCGCACGTCGGCCGTGCCCTTTTCAGCCAGCAGGCCGGCGTAAGCAGCGAACACCGCATCCCCGGCGGCGCGCTGTGCCGCCTCGGAGCGGAAGGCGCCGCGGGTGAGCCCGTCAATCTCCTGCCGGATGGTGGTCGGGTCCTGCCCGCTCGGCCACTTGAGCCGCTGCTCCTTGATCGCGTCGGCGCCGGACAGCACGATCTCGGACACCAGCCGTCCGCTGGTGGTCTTGGCGCCCTGCGCGGCCAGGATGGTCGCAGCGGCCAGGGCGTCGTCCTTGGCGCCCAGCTGCTGGCCGAAGGCGCGCATCTGCCCCGGGCTCATGGACTTGGCCATGGCGCCGATGGCGGCGGCACGGTCGCGGGCGGGCATGGCCTGCAGCACCTCGGCCACCTTGGCAGCCTCCTGCGGGCGGAACAGCGACACGTCGCCGCCAGCCCACTGCCCGACCTGCTCGGCATCGCGGGCGCGCGCCACCAGCTGCTGCGGCAGGGTGGTGATGTCCATGCTCAGCGGGGCGATCTCCTTGATCACACCGCGCTCGGCCGCGGCCTGGTACGGGTCCGCTTTCAGGTCGGCCAGGGTTGCCTTGTGCGCCTTGGACAGCTTCTCGTACTGCGCCACCATGTCCGGCGTGGCGCCCTCCTTGTTCATCCGGCCTTGTACCTCGTCCAGCAGGCGCTGCTGGGCGGTCACCGGCTGGGAAGCGAACGCGGCATTGGCCGGGCCCGCGGCCATCAGCTGGCCCAGCGCCGCCTCGTAGGGCGTGCCCTTGAACTGCCGCATCACGGTGGCGGCGTAGGCCGGGTCCAGCGCCTTGCCAGCGTCCAGCACCGACTGCACCGCGGTCCACTCGCGTTCCATGCGGCGCTCGTTCGTGCGCGCGGCGATCTCGGCCCGGCTCGCGGCCTGGGTCACCCGGACGTCGGCGGTCTGAATCAGGCTGGTGCGCTGCTGCGGGTCCAGCTCGGGCAGGTAGTTCGGATCCTTGAGCGCCTTCATCGCGGCGCCCGGGTCGGTGTTCACCAGCGAGGTGGCCTGCTGGAAGCGCACCCGCTCGGCGAACTGCTGCACCCGGGCGGCGGCCTGCGCCGGGTTCTCGCCGGCCTGGGGACCGGTGGCGGTCCAGAAGGCCTTCACGTTGGCGATCGCCTGGTCGGCCTCCTGCGGGCTGCGCTGTGCCAGGCGCTGCATCTGCTCGAAGTACGACAGCCCGCCGGCCAGGATGTCCTGCTTCTCGCGCTGGACCACCAGCTTGGACACGGCGGAGCGCCCGCGCCCCACGGTAGACAGCACGGTTGCGCGCACGATCTCCTGGTTCTCCGGGTCGACGCCCTTGACCCCCTCTTCCAGCAGCTTCTGGCTGCGCGCGGCGTAGAGCTCGCCGGCCTTGGCCTTGTCGACGGTGCCGTCGGCCAGCCCGCTCTCGATCTCGTCGGTCAGGTCGGCCAGGCCGTTGCCGATGGTCGCCTGGGCCGTGAGTGCCTTGACGCGCCGGGCTTCTGCCGCTGCCGCCTTGGCCTCGGCCGCCTGCTCGCGCGCCTGTTGCCGGGCCTCCTGGTCAGCGATGGCGATGTCCCGGCTGGCGATCTGCATGCCGGTATTTCCGACCTGGTCCACTGCGCGGCCGACGCTGGCCCCGTAGGCGTTCGGGTCGATGTTGATCTGGGGCGTGGGGCGCGCGACGGAATTCCCGAAGTCGCCGAGCGGGATGCGTGCCATGTCAGTACTCCGCCCCGTCGTAGATGGGCACCGACTTCACGGTCCGCACGCTGCCCGCCTGGTTGCTGCTCACGCCCTTCCAACCCTGCAGCGCGGTCGAGGTCGCCCCCAGCACGCTGCTGATCATCGCGTTGCGCCCCGCCTTCAGGGCCTGCCGGCCGGAGGCTTGCTGCGCGTCGGAGCGCCGCTTGCCGGTCAGCAAGGTGTTCATCGCGTCCATCTCCGCGCCCTGGCTGATCTCGTCCTCGATGGTCAGCGAGGAACCCTCATTCACGGCCACGCCGGAGGCGGCCAGCTGGGCCCGCGCCGCGCCGCGCTGCCGGTCGCCCGCCTTGCGGATCCGGGCGGCTTCCTGCTCCGCGACATCACGCTCCTGCGCGGAGGCAATGGCTGCCTGCTTGGCTTGCGCCTCACCGGCCTTCATCTGTGCGCGGCCGGCCAGCAGTTGCCCGCCAGCGCTCACGCCGGCAGAGATGGCCAGCATCGTCGCTGCGCTTATGCACATGGCGTCCTCCAGGTCCAAAGGGTTGCGGTCTGCTCGGCGCCCAGGGCGGCCAGCAGTTGTTCGGTGCGCTCCGGGTGCACGCCGGTGCTCACGCCGATGCTGGGCTCGGCGCCGATGGCCTCGGCCCACTTGCGGTAGGCGCGCACCAGCCGCGCAGCGATGGCGCCACCTCGAGCATCCGGTGCGATGAACAGGGCGAAGTCGGAGGCCTGCAGCAGGTCGCAGGCGTAGTGCGGGACCGCGATGGCCACCATCCCGCCGACGATCTCATCCTGGAACTCGGCCACCGCGGCGAAGCCCTGCGGGTGGTTGACGATGTTGCCCAGGCTGGCGGCACAGCGCTCGGGCAGGTAGGGGAAGCCGCGGAACCGGGGCGATTCGGCGTGCATGAGCCCGCCCAGTTCCACCAGGCGCGGGATGTCGTCGTGTGTGGCGTTGCGGATCATGATCAGCCGTCGTTCACGGTGAACTTGCGTGTCACCGACAGGATGTGGAAGGGCATGGGCTCGGCCTGGGTGAACTCGAGTTCGTCCTCGCCGCGGCCCCAGCCCAGGTTCTCGATGCGCTTGACCCCGCTGAAGGACTCGGGCGGCTGGTCCAGCACCGCCGTGCCCAGCTGCCGGAACGCGATCGGCTTGCCGTTCACCTTGCAGCCGGTGGTCTCGTTGACCCGCACCGTCACTTCGCTGGTGCGCATGGCGTTGCCGGAGGCGGAGCCCATGCCGGTCTGGATCTCGGGGTCCAGCAAGGTGAGCGTGGGCGTGAACGGCAGGCCGATGTTCACCGCCGTGGCCGCGGTGTTGAGGGTGATGCTGCCGCCGCTGACGGTGAACTCGCCAGCGTAGAAGCCGTCCGTCACCGCCTGGACCGTCTGCCCTTCGAGGTGGTCCAGCCCGCTCCAGACGGTGGCCGATGCTCCGGTGCTCACGATGGCGCTGTCCAGCGTGGTGCTGTCGTCCAGGCGCTCGATGTAGCGCTGGGTGACTCCACCGATCGTCCGTCGCGCCACCATCCACACCTGGTCCCCGGTGGCGTCGGGGATGGTGGCCAGCGACTCGACCAGTCCGGAGAACTCCTCGTGCCATGCCCAGGCGGTCACCTCTTGCTCGGCGTCCAGCGTCACGGAGATCAGCGCCCCGTCGCCGCGTGCCAGCCAGATGATCGAGTCCGGCTCCTGCTGCCAGCACATATCGACGAAGCCGCCCTGCGTCAGGTGCTCCGACAACACCGACAAGTCCGGGCCGGTCCAGTCGTCGCGGGCTGCGTCGTAGCCGAACCGGCGCACCTTGCGGCCTGCGCGCTGGATGAACAGCTCAGTGTCGCGGTAGCGCACCGGCCGCACGTCGGCACAGCCGTAGTTGGTGCGGGTCTTGATCTGCGCATTGGTGGGCGCCAGCGGCCTCTCGACGCCACCGGTCACGGTGAACTCTCCGCCCGTGGTCAGCGCCACCAGCACCCGGTTGCTGGCCAGGTAGCGGATCGGGTTGACCTGATCCGAGGCGATGGTGAACGAAAACCCGTCGTCGTCGGCCGTGCCCTGCTGGAAGTCCAGGTAAGCGCCGGTGATGCTGCCCCAGATGGTCTGCGGGAACGACGGCGAACCGGCGGCCACCAGGCGCTGCTCGAACAGCGTGCCGGTGCGCGGATACCCGCGAGCCACGGACCAGGCCGGCAGGTGCAGGCTCCAGGCATCCGGCGGCGAAGCGGTCGCATTGACCAGCTCCTGCTTGATCACCCCCTGCCACACGGTTGTGCTGCCGAAGCTGGTCAGCTTGACGATCCCGCCGTTGATCTTGATTGCGCCGTTGAACTGGCTGGCGTCGAACACCGCCGCGCTGGCCGTCAGGGTGACGAGCGCGCCCACCGGGCCGGCCAGGCTTGGCGTCAGGTCGGCGGCCGGGTAGGTGCCAGGCTCTTCGAACGGGGTGTTCAGGAACGCGGTCGCGGCCAGCGTCCAGCTGGTGTCCCCGGCGCACACCAAGGAGTACGGCGCCACCGCCTCGTGGAACATGAACATCGTGTCGGCGCCCTGCGCGTAGTCGACGTCGAACAGCTGCGCCGCGGTGTACGGGCTGACGATCTCGTAGGGCAACCCTCCCGAGAGGACCGGCGCGCCATCCTTGTAGACCCGCATGTAGCCGTCGCCGAACTCCAGCATGTAGGCCGTGGAGTTGCTGCGCACGAACGGGATCAGCCGCGTGGCCTTGGTGGAGTCCTTGACCTCCTGCACGAACAGCGTGCCGTTTCGCCGCTTGGCCCCGCCGTAGACCTGCGGCACCATGTCGCGCATCTTCTTGGCGCCGTTCTGGTACTTGGAGACATCGACCCGGCCGTACAGGAGCGGGCTGATCTCGCCCGCGCTGAAGTTGGTCTGCAGGAATGTCGTGCGCGGCATATCAGTACCGGAAGGAACCGAAGCGCGACTGCAGCAGCGGGAAGTCGCCGAGCGTCTGCGGGGGATCGTCCTGGCCGTCCACGGCGCGGCAGCGCTTCATGAACATCTCCAGCTTGCGAGCCATCAGGTCCGCCATGGACGCGGACATCGTGATCGGATAGGCCATCTTGGCGGCCATGGACAGCTCCATGGCTTCGACCAGCATCACATCCCAGGTCGATTCGGTGGTGTTCTTCCAGATGTAGCGCAGCGCCAGGCTGGTGCCGCTGCACAGGATCTTCCCGGACTCGCTCTTGTAGTCGACCTCGTAGCCGTCCTCCCCGACCTGCAGGATGCGCAGGCAGTCGGCGGGCATGGTGAACTGGGCGTCGTAGTCCGTCACCGGCGCCGTCGTGTCCGGGGCGAGCACGACACGCCTGACGGCGCAGTTCCACGGATGCGAGCGCAGCAGCGAATCGCGGGTGGAGTCGTACAGGTTGGATGCGATGCGGGCGCGGTCGGTGTTCTCGTCGATGGCGCTGATGGTTTGCGCGCCCAGCATCAGCAGGGCATTGCTGCAGATCGAGACTTGGGTAGCGCTCAACGTCTTCTCCTATGAAAAAGCCGGGCGGCCCTGTGCGGACTGCCCGGCTCTTGCCTACGCAGGGTCAGTCCTGAACGTAGGAGCCCTCGACCGTCATCGCCTGGGCCGCGGCGAACACGGCGCCCGTCACCGTGGCGTACACCTCGACCGCTTCGGTGGTCACGTACTTGGCACCGCTGGCGATCAGTGCGCCGGTGTTGGCGTCCTTCTGGCCGGCGGCGGCGGTGTTCACTGCGGCAGCGATGCCGTCAGCGTCGATCACCGTGCCGGTCGCCTTGGAGCGCAGGCCGATGTCCAGCGTGCTGGATGCGGTGCCGGCGGCGCAGGACACCAGCCAGTCCTTGCAGATGCGCGCACCCTTGGGCAGGTCGCCCAGGTAGATGGTGTCGTTCACCGCCAGGGTGGATGCCCCATTGGTGATGTCGGCGAAGAACAGGCGCTTGCGGCCCCCGTCGGCGCCGGGCAGCACCTTGTAGCCGGCCGCGATGGCCGTGGTCTGGGTGGAATTGACTTCTGCCATTGCGTTCTCCTTAGGCGACGTAGTCGACCGTGACCACCTTCGACTCGTTCACGCGAACAGAGCCGATCGACATGGCGGCGTAGATCTGGATCAGGTTGCGCTTGTCACGGCGCGGGCCGATGTCGGTCGTGATGCCCTTGCCCATGCCGACGTGGGCGGCGCTCTTGCACCAGGCCACGGTCGTCTTGGTGGACGTGCCCGACAGCAGCTCGTAGGGCACCCAGGTGAAGCCCATCCACTTGCCGTCGATGGCGCCTTCCTGGAGCATCTTCACGGCCATGTAGTCCGCGCTGGTCAGCGTGGTGTCGGCCAGGATGTCCTCCAGCATGCCGCTGTCGTAGGCCATGTAGAGCTCTTCGCCGTTGTGCTCGTCGGCCTCGTTGGCGCGGAAGATCTTCTTGGCCTGGATGATCTTGGCCTTGGTCATGCCCGTGCCACCCGCGGCGATCAGCTGGGCGGCCGGCAGCGCGGTCGCGGCGAAAGAGCCGGACTCGTCCGTCTTGCGCAGCGCCGAGCCCTTGAGCGCGGCGTAGATCACGGCGTCCTTCTTGCGCTGGGCAGCCGCCAGCATGCGCTGGAGGTAGTCGCCCTGCGGGTTGGCCAGCAGCTTGGGCAGGTCGAACTGATCGACCGGCACCGCGATGTCGTAGTCGGACATCAGGGCCTGGCGCGTGCCGACGTCGGGAATGGTGAATTCCGTGTCGCCGTAGCGGTTGGTGACCTGGGACATCTCGACGGTGCCCATGTCGTTGGCGGTGAAGGACGATCCAACGATCATCCCGCGGTTCATGACCTTCGACTCGAACCGGGATTCTTTCTGCTCCGCGGCCGCGACGAAACTGTCGTGGAACTGCTGCACGAATGCAGCGGTGATGGTGCTGTTCATACGATTCCTTGAAGAACAAACGCCGTCGCGGGTTGTCAGCAGAAGCTGGCCCTGTGAGCGTGCACCTTTGGCGTGTCGGTGTGCGCTGGCCTTGCAGGTTGTCCGGGTGCCATCCCGGGCCGATGCAGGGCAGTGTCTTGCGCAGTGGTGGTCGGATTCCCGACTGAATGAAAAGAGCCCGCGCAGCTTGCACCGCGCGGGCTAAGTCGATGGCAACTGCGGCTGCTGTCGACGTTGGAGACTCAGTTCACGGGCGCGGAGCCGTACTTCTTCGCGTAGTAGGCGTCGATCTTGGTGCGCGTCGCCTTGTGGTCCGGGTGCTTGGGGTTGCCAGCCGCCTCGCTGACCAGCAGCTGCTGGATGCTCTCGCCCTCGCCGCCTGCATCGGCGTTGGAGGGCACGCCGCGGGCCTCGCCCAGTTCCGGCGCGATGCGTGCCAGCATCTGGTAGGCGATGGCCGGGTTCGTCATGATCTCGTCGAACTTGCCCTTTTCCTCGGGCGTGGCGAAGGTGTCGAACACCTTCATGGCCGCGTCGATGTTCTTCTGGTACTCGCCGCCCCAGGCCTTCTCCAGGTTGGCCATCGTGGCGTCGGCCGTGTTCTGGATGGCGCCCTGCAGCAGCTGCGGCGTGGCCTCCAGGAACTTGCCCATGGCGAACTCGAACTGCTTCTGCGTCATGCCGGCGGCCAGCGCGTCCTGCTTGAATGCGCCCAGCTTGGCGTCGTCCAGTTCGATGGTGCCCTTCAAAGCCTCGGGCACGGTGAAGGTGTACTCCTCCGCGGCCTTGGGCGGCGCATCGCCGGAGCCGAAACGCTTCTCCAGCGCCTGGTAGCTCTCCAGTACCTTGCCCATGGACGCCTCGGCGTCGAACTCCTCGCCCTTCTTGACGTGGAACTTCTCGGGGATGCGCTCGTGCAGGGGTACGGGCTTGACCAGGGCGGAGCCGGCGCCACCACCAGCGCCTGCACCAGGGTCCACCACGCCGGAACCCGCGCCGGCATTGGCCGCACCGGCGGCGCCCGCTTCTCCACCACCAGCAGCACCGGGGTCGGCATTCATCAGCACGTACTTACGCTTGTTCATTGTGGTCTCCTTGTGGCTCAGGCACACCATGCGCCTGGTTGATCTGGTTGATGATGTGGTCGAGCACCCGGCGCTGGCCCATGCGCTGGTAGGTCTTGAGCACCGCGTCGATGCCGCCGTCCGTGACTGCGGGCTGGGTGAACACCTGGATCAGCTTCTCCAGCACCAGCTGGCCGGCGCGGCTGTCCTCGAACACTTCCTTGAACATGGCCGGGGTGACGTCCGGCGGGGGCGTGCCGCGGGTCATGTCAGTTCCCCGCGCTGTGCGCCGTGGTGGTGTCGGTGGTGATGACGACTGTGGTCATGTCAGTTGCCCACCATTTCAGCCAGTTCTTCGGCAATACGCGCCGACGCCTGATAGGCTAGGTAGTCAAGGCCGTTTTGCCCCGGGTGGGCGTTGTCGGAAGAAAGGTAGAAGTCCTTGTTCCCCGAACTGGTCTCTGCCGTCACTCGTCCGGTGCCTGACAGCCACGCCTCGGAGACGCTATCGAGATAGCGGAACTTGCGGTCGTTGCCCATCGCCGTGAAACCTGCGCCCACCGCTGCCGATAGGGTGGTGCCGGGTGCGCCTGACACGATCACCGGGCCGAGTCCGATGTGGTAGGCGCGCGGAACGGCTGCGGTGACCTGTTGCAGCACGGATTGCACCGCGCTTGTGACAACCGCAGAGCCTGCGGCTGCATCGTTCTGCGACCCCCACCACACGTAAACGTCGGCATCCAATGCGATGAAGTCCGCCACCCGCTTCGCGTCATTCCACGCCGGGCCGTTGGGGGAAACGGAGGTGTTGACGGTCGCCCATCCAGTGCCGCCGATGGCGTTGACCTCTGCACGGTCGGCCAGCCCCATGTGCTGCGCAATGGACAGGCCCAAGTGCGCACCTGCGTAATCGAGGTACGTCCCGTTGGCGATGGAGTCGCCAATGAAAGCAACCTTCATCGCCAGATCGGGCACCGGATAGGGCAGCACCGTACTCTGCGAATCGACGTTGATGCCGTGGAACTTCTGCCCCGAGCCGTGCCAGATCAACTCGATGCGGCGCATGCGTCTCTGAGTAAACCGGGCGGACCACACGGGAGAGCTGAACGTCGCGCCAGTCCCGGCCCCGGTGGTGGAGGCTTGCGTGAACGTAGTCGTGGAGACGGAGTAAGCGCCAGGGTTGGACACTTCGATGGCAGAGATTGCGCCCGCGCTTACCTGAATCACCGTCACCTCTGCCGGGGTGGTGAAGGTTCCGCCCGCCAGCGTGATTCGGTCGCCAACCGCATAGCCGGTTCCGGCTGCGTTCCTAGAGACTTGCGCCAGTCGATAGGTCCGGGTGTTGGCTCCGAAGTCAAACTTCACGTAGTGAGGGTTGCCATCGTTGGGGAAGATGACCAGCCGCTCGCGCGCAACGTACTCGCCGTCAACGATGGCGCCGATGGCCGCGAACTGCGTCCCGCGAAAACACGCCTCAAACACTGGCGCATCCGTCATGAACCGGGTGCGGATCGGGCTGTTGGACGCCTGCTTGCTGTTGTCCGCGAAGGTGATGCTGGAGCCGACGCCACGGTTCGTGCCATCGTTGATGACCAGATTACCCACATGCGTTAGAACCGGGTTGTCAAAGCGATGCGAGACGTTGCCTGCTGTGTTGGCGTTGACCGTCGATGTCGCGCCCTGCATCGTCAAAGTCGGCGGCGAAGTCATCACCGGGTAACGGTCAACAATCCCGTTGTACCGACGCGCCCAGCGTTGCGCCAGGCTCTCCCGGAAAGGTACATCAAGAACGCCCATGTTGATCCTTAAACAATCGTGATTGCAGGCTGCACCGTCACAGCGCCATTCGCATTGCGCGTGACTGCCGGCTGCGTGATGGTCTTGACCGGCGTGCTGTCGTAGGTGGCGCTCCATGCGTCCGTCGCACCGGGAAAGTCCGTGCTCAGCGTGGTCGCGGTGTAGGTGCCGGTGGTGCCATCGGGCCACACGATGGAGGCGGAGGTCACAGCGTCGTCAGCGTTGCGGGTGGCCGAGACAAGCTGGAAGGTCTGCGCGTAGGCCCAGCCCGATAGGGTGTCGGCAATGGCTTGATTCAGTTCCGTGCTCAGGGCGGTGGCCGTCGCCGGAACAAACGCGCCGGCCGTTCCGACGCCTTCCTTTTGCAGCACCGCCTCATCGTTCACGCGCACCACCCGCGTGCCGGTCGGGTACTCGTTGGAGCCCGCCGCGATCCTGGCGTTGAGCTCGTTGATCTGCGCCTGAGTGAGCCGCGGCAAAGGGTTGCGCTCATCGACGACGTCGTCGTTGACGATCCAGCCCGCAGGGGTAAGGGTGGAGCTCATTCTTTTGTTCCTGTTCAGGCCGCCATCAAGGCGCCCATGACCTTTGCTTGATTCGGATCGCCAGCCATCGCCTGCGCCTGCTCGGACTGGCGCTGGGCGTCGGCGGCTTGTTGCTGCGCCTCGGCGCGCTGGTCGCGGATGGCGGCCACGTCTTCCTCGCTGCGCATCAGCTTGCCTGGCACGCCCAGGTACTGCGCGCGCAGCTTGTCGGCCTGGTCCCAGTCGTACAGGTCCAGCACCTCGGGGCGGATCTGCGCCTTAGCGATGATTCCCGACTCCAGCCGGTCCATCGCCACCACGTCCTCCAGCTTCTGGGCACGGGCCAGCGGCGACAGGTAGCGCACATGGAACTGACGGCCGGCCAGCGACTCCGGCGGCTTGCCCAGTGCACCGGCGCGGAAGGCCAGCCCGAAGCAGCGCTCGATCAGCGCCTGCAGGTACTCCGACTGCAGCCGGCCGTACACCGGACCCAGCAGCTGGCGGATCAGGCCGACACGCACGTTCACCTCGGTGGCGGTCATGGCCGGGCCGTCCTGCGGCTGCAGCTGGTCGGCCATGAGGGTCTTGCGGATCTGCGCCTGCAGCTTCTCCTTCATCGTGAACGACACATTGAAGTCGGCGCCGCTCTTGAGCTCCTTCATGGAGTCGACGGAGTTCGCCACGATGATCTTGCGCGGCCCGACCTTCACGGTGCGCGGGTTGAGCACGCCATCGTCCTCGGCGATCCACATGCCGCTGATGGCCAGGTCGGCCGCGGCCTTCTCCATGCGCACCAGTTCGTTCAGTTCCAGGATGTCCGGCAGCGCATCGAACACCGGGCCCACCGCGTAGGCTGAGCCGGGGATCACCGTCCAGCGGGGGATGGCGCAGGGGAACTCCTCGAAGCCCTGCTCAAGGATCAGGTGCTTGCCATCCACCTCCAGGTCGCAGGACATGAAGGGCAGGTTCTTGGACAGCTTCGCGCCCACGGCGTACATCTGCCGCGGCTGGATCACCCGCACCAGCTCGACCATCTCGAACGGCTTCTCGGCAGCCTTGTCCTGCAGCTTCTGCGACGGCTTGCCGCCCAGCTTGGTGAAGTGCTCCACAGCCTGCTGTGCGGTCAGGTGGTACTTGCGATAGACCGTATCGGCCCGGCCATCCTGGCGCGTGCTGCTGATGAAGCACTCGGCGATCGGCCATTGCTCGAAAGCGTACCCGCCGCCCTGCTCGCGGTTGATGTCGGTGAACAGGACGAACCAGCCAGCGGCCACGATGTCCAGCGCGCACTCGAAACCCACCGCGTCGAAGTTGGCGCCGTGGATGTTCTCCCAGATCACCCGGGCGGCCTCGTCCAGCCAGCGGCGCTCTTCCTCGGTCTCGTCGCCCACGTCCAGGGCGAACCACTGGCTGTTGGCCGGCGTGACCCCGGACATGATGGCGCTGGCCAGCGTGCGGGCCGAGTCGGTGCCGGTGGAATCCAGCCGGGCGGCGTTCTTGCTGCGGGCGTTGACACTGTCCACCACCTGGCCCTGGAAGCCATGGGCGCGCACCGGGAACGTCATGTCGAAGCAGTCGCGCCAGTCCTGCTCGTAGGCCGAGCGCTTGCTGGCCAGTGCGGCAAGGCGGTCGATGAGCTTCTTGCCGTCTGCGGCCATTACTGCCCCAGCTTCTGCTTGCCGCCCAGCGCGCCGACTTCAGACGTGGTGCTGTCCAGCGGGTTCGCCATCAGGCTGGAAGCCGCGCGGCTGCGGTTCTTCATGGCCAGCTTGGAGTTCGACTTGCTCATCGCCTCGGCCTCGGCCTTGGCTCGCTCGGCCTTGACCTGGGCGTCGATCGCGCCTTGGTCCGGACCTTTGGGCTTGAAGCACATGGCTTACTCCTTGGTCGGGGGTGCAGGCGCAGTCACCGGGCACACCCAACCGTCGGCGGTGAGGACGGCGCGCTTGATCTTGGTGGGGTCGACGTCGGCGGCGCGCAGCTGGCCGGCAGGGGCCGCGGCCTCGGTGCTTGCAGCTTCGGGAGCCGGCGCGGCGGTCTCGGTGTCGGGCGCGGCGGCGGCGCCGGGGACTTGTGCTTGTCGGGGCATGCGTGCTCCAGTGGTTTGTGGACGGACTAAGCCGTGCAAATGAGTGTCAGGCGGGGGTGTGGTCGGGTTCCCGACTACTTCACCCCTCGGCCCGGTGGATGCGCGTCGTCCCCTCGCGCACCGGAAACGGCGGGATCATTCGTTGCCGCCACAGCGCCAGAAGCCGCTCGCCGTCCGCGTGCTTCGGCTCGGCGTACAGGTTCTTGTAGCCCATCAAGGTGCTCTTGGGGATGAACGTCACCTCCGCGATGCCCTCCAGGCTCATGCCGTGCATCTGCAGGTCGGAGATCACCCGCCACCAGTCGTAGCGTTGGCCAGGTTGTAGTGCTGCGCTCATGGCTTCCTCCTTCAAACGCGCGCGCGTGCGCGAGGCTCGGCCGGTTTTGCGGTCAGCATCGCCCCGAACGGGTTCGAGAAGTCCTTGCGGAACTCGCCGCGCCGCAGCATGTGCGCGTAGCTCTCGCTGATTCCCAGTTCTTCCGCCTTCTCGGCGACGTTGCCGACATGCGCACGTAGCTGCGCCACACCCTCGTCGGGCAGCTTGCTGTTCTTGCGGCGGCCGTGGGACACCTTGGCGGCAAAGGCCGGGGTGCTCCACCAGCCCGCCTCGGCGATCCGCTTGTTGCGCTGGCTGACGGTGATGGCCTGGAGGTGCAGCACGCACTTGGGGTTGCGGCAGCTGCAGGAGACCATCTTGCCGGCCGGAACCGGTCCGTGCTTGTCCTCCCACATGACGCGGCGGACCAGCAGCTTCTTGTTCTTCTCGCTGATGTACATGGCGCCGCAGGCGTTCAGGGCTCCAGTCCACTCCAGGCATTGCCCAACCTCCACGCAGCGCGCGAGGATTCGTTCGATCACGTTCATTCTTCCCACCTCGGCAAAGTCTTCGGCCATTCCCCCGCCTCGATCACGCGCTTGCGGGTCTGCGCGGCCATGTACGCCTCCAGGTCCCGGCGCTCCTGCTTCGGGTAGATCCGCTCGGTGCCAACCTTGGCGTGGCAGCCGGGGCAGCCGGGCCAGCCCAGGCGGCAGTCGCTCTTGATCCCCGTGCCCTTTCCCTCGTCGGAGTGGCAGAACTGGCTGGGCCCGGGGTGGCCGCAGTGAGCACAGGAGAGCTGGCGCACCAGGCGCATGTAGCCCTGGTGCTGCAGCGGCTCGTCCTTCGGTGCCGGCGCGGCGGTGGTGCCGGAGTAGCTGCCGCGGTGCAGGCTGGCCACCGGGCGGCAAAGGTTGCGCAGGTTCTCCTCGCGCTGGGCGATCCGGCGCTCGCGGTGTTCCTGGGTCTTGCGGGCGAAGGTCATACCTGCCAGTCCTCCCAGCGCCGGCCGGCCGGGAACTGCACTCCGAATGTGGTGGCCGCATGCGCCATGACCTGTTCCAGGTACTTGGACATGGGCTTGACCTTGAGGTCGCGAGTGGAGCGCAGCTCGCGCGTGATGCTCGGGCGCTTCTTGCCGGGCAGCGTGACCTTGCGCACCTGGTAACCCAGGAACATGCGCTTGTAGTACAGGTGCCAGCCCTCGGCGGTGGCGCCGATGCCCTCGACCAGCGCCTGCTCGGTGATGTGCTTGTAGACGAAGCCCCACAGGAAGGCGTTCTGCTGCAGGCTGCGCTCGTCCTCGGCCTCGCTGATGCGCACGGACAGTTTCTTGCCGGCGGCCCACTGCTCCCGGCAGAACGGGCGGACGACGTGGGCGAAGCTGGCCCCGGCCTGGTCGGGATCGGACCAGATGGCGGTGATCTCGTTCATGCGATCGAGACCTCCACTGCCCATTGCTTTCCCCGCCGCTGGTCGTACTTCCACGACACGCGCGGGTCACGGTCGTCCACGCCGATCCATGCGGCGATCTGGTCCCGGATGCCCTTGCAGCTGGCGGGAAGAGAGTCGTCATCAAGCCCCGAGCTCGGCGCCACGCGGGTGAAGCTCACCGTGCACGGCAGCGCCGGCCGCGGCTGGCGGGTCAGCACCCAGGCGGTCGACTCGCGCTCGGACTTCACGCGGCGGGCACGCTGCATGTGGTGCTCGCGCCGGTTGAGGGGGTTGATGGTGCGGATGGGGATGGAGAAGCTGCAGCTTTCGCCCGCAGGATCTCCTCCTTCAACTCCCGGCCGTACATCGGGTCCGCCAGCAGTTCGTCCCGCCGGTGCCGGGCATGCTCCGTCCATCCCGGACGGTCGACCATCTCCAGCAGGTAGGTCGCGGTCTCGCGTAGGTGGGTGGGCCAGTGCATGGGTCATGCCTCCTCCCTGACAGTTCCGATTCGCACCGGGCCGTCGCCGGCCGGCTGATGGTTCCGGCTGATCCGGTGGCGCTCCACGATCGCCTGCACGAACAGGAAGGCCCGACCGTGCGTGCGCGTTTCCTCGTCGAAGTCCGTCCGGCAGTCGGAGCCGCTGATCCGGTAGACCGTCCAGCCCATGCGCTCCAGTTCGGAGTCGCGGGCGAAGTCCTTTCCCTTGTCGGTGTGATAGGCCGCGCCGTCGCACTCGATCGCCACCTTGACCTTGGGATTGCCGAAGTCCACGAAGTACCGGCCAACCGGGTATTGCGGGTACAGCACCGCGTCATGGGCTCGGATGTCGTGCCACAGCCAACGCTCGATGGGCGTCAGGTGGATTCCCGCCTCTTCCCACAGATACGGGTCAATGCCCCACTCATTGACCGCTTCCGCCATGATCTGAGGGGTTGCCCAGCGGTAGAACTTCAGGATGGTTTCCCAGCGGTTCACAGGTTGCCCCCTCGCTGGCGCGGCTCGCTCGAGCGGCTGGGCGCTTGCCCGCTCCAGCCTGCAAACCGGGTCTGCTCACCCAGGTAGGCCAGGTTCAGCACGCCGCACCGCCCTTGACGGTTCTTGGCGACGGACAACTTGGCGTAGTTCTGCCACTCCGGGCCGAGCTCCGGGTTGTTCATGATCGGCCGCTTGATGAACAGGATCACGTCTGCGTCCTGCTCAATCTCGCCGGAGTCCCGAAGGTCGCGCATCTGCGGCATCTGGTCCGGGCGTTCCTCGGCCTGCCGGTTCAACTGCGCAAGACACAAGACGCTGATCTCGAGCTCTTTGGCGAGCGTTTTGAGGCCCCGGCTGATTTCCCCGAGTTGGGCGTTACGGTTCGCCTTGGGATCGAGTCCGGTCATCAGGCCGATGTAATCGACCACCAGCACCTCGAGCCCGCCCTTGCGCTTGGCGCTCCGGGCCTTGGTGCGAACCTGATTGATGTTCAGCCCCCCCTGATCCGAAACGGAGAGCTGGAGGTGCTTGGCCTTCTCAACGCCGTCCATCACCCGATCCCAGCGCAAACCTTCGCCGTGGCGCGGGCGCTTGACCTCGGACATGGAGACGTTGCCCAGCATGGCGGTTAGGCGGTCCCGCACTTCGGACTGGCTCATTTCCATGGACAGGAAGGCCACCGGGCGCTGTGCGGCCATGTTGACGCCGATGGTCAAGCCGAGGGCCGTCTTGCCCATGCTGGGGCGAGCTCCCACGATGACGAGCTCACCGGGGCGCAGTCCGCCCTCGAGGTATTCGTCCAAGTCGTCCAGCCCGGTCGGCCAGGCGTGAACCTCGCCACGGTGCCGGCGCTCGAGCAACGCGGAGTGCTCGATCATTCCCTCGTAGGCTCCGACCCAATCGTCCCGGCCAGCGCTGGAGACGGTCAGCGCCAGGATCTTCTGCTGCGCCGCGTCTACGGCTTCGGCGGCGGTGCCGGTCGGGTTGAAGCCCGAGCTCGCAATCTCGTCCGATGCGGCGATCAGGCGGCGCAGCAAAGCTCGGTCCCGGACGGTCTCGGCGTAGCGGCGGATGTTGGCCGCGCTCGGGATGTACTGCGTGAGCTCGTTCAGGTACTTCAACCCGCCCGCTTCGCCCGCCTTGCCGGTTTGCTCGAGCTCGCTGTAGGTCGTGATCGTGTCGGCAGGCTTGCCAGCCCGCAGGAGCTCGGACACTGCACCGAAGATCAGCCGGTGTTCATGGCGGTAGAAGTCGTCAGCGTTCAGGAGCTCGCCTACGTGGTCCCATGCCGCGTTGTTCAGGAGCAAAGAGCCCAGGACGCTCGCCTCGGCTTCGATGGCCTGCGGTGGCACGCGCAGTTGGCTAATTTCGCGTTCGCTCATGCTGCCGCCTTGTTCTCGTAATTGCCCTGCACGACCTTGGCGAAGTTGTCAGCCTTCATCAGCCAGCCCAGGTCGCAGGCCCATTGCGAGCTCTTGCCGGTCAGGAAGTCCGACCCGCCAACGTAGGCAAAGAACCTCGAGAACCAATCCAGCGCCTCGGCCTCGTTGGTTGCGTAGCGTTCCCCGTTCCGACGCTTGGCGGTCAACACCCACTTCCAGCGGGCTCGCATCGCGTCGGCGTTCTTGCCGGTCCAGAGCTCCGGCTTGGGTTGGGGGAGAGTCGGCAGGAACTTGCCGAACAGGTCGATCAGCTCGAGATGCGGGCAGGCGGGCAAAGCCGACTTGTCGGCTGGTATCTGTGAATACTGGCTAGTGGTTATTGGCTTATGGCTAGGGTTTCGTGATGCTTCATCGGCAGAAACCGTTTCGCTTTCCGAACTAACCAAACGCAAACCGCTTGGGTTAGGCGGGATAACCGAATCGGTTATTTCCTTGGGTCGGCCACCCAACTTGCCGATTTCCTTGTTGGTGGCTGACTTCTCCTGCTTGATGGCAATTTCTTCGTCGCAGCGGGGTTGATGGAAGCCATCGGGTTCGCTGGTGAAGAACTCGCCAAGGATCGTGTCAACGGTCGAACGCTCTTCGTCCGACCGGGCGCCCACAAGGCGGTACACGGCCCGTTGATCCAGGGGAAGGGGTTTCTCGGTCGTGTAGTACACGTCCAGCAGCAGGCAGTACACGCCGTGCTCGAGCAGAGACAGGTGGCGCGTGGCTGCGGCGTAGTCGCCGATGTGCCGCTTGTAGTAGTTCACTTGGCAAGACCTCGCTTGAGCTCAAGCTGCCGGACGTACTCAGGGCTGCGAGCCTTGATCGCCTCGGCCTGCAGCCGCTCATAGCGCATCGCTTCGCCACGGTCTGCCAGGCAGGAGGTCTGCTCATAGCGGGCGTAGGCAGCGGTCAGGTTCTCGCCCAACTGCTTGATGTGCCGCTCAAGCTCTTCGCAGGAATCCGCCGACACGCGCTGGAGGTCGAGGACGACATAGTCGCCGCCGAGTACAGGCAGAGTGGTAACTTGGGCCATTAGCATCCGCAGCCTTTTGAAGCCAACGAAAAGGCGTCCATGCAGCCGGGACGGATCGCGCTGTTGGCCCACAATGCCTTCAGGCTGAGCGTGCCGTCCGTGGTGGCGTTGGTGACGCGGGTGGGATGGGCGAAGCTCTGACGCTCGGGGGTGTAGTGCTTGCCTTCACCAGAGGGGGACAGCGGTCCCATCGGCCATTGGGTGTTGCGGCTCATACCGACACCTTCCCGGCCAGCGCTTCCATCAGCACGCGCACCTTCATTTCCGCCTCGCTGGCCCGCTTCTCGGCCAGTTCGGCGCGGCGCTCGGCCTCGGTCTTGACCATGACCAGCGTGCAACCCACTTGGTAGGCCAGCCACTCGGGATAGATCGTGTTGCCCACCACCTCGCAGAACTTGGCTTGCAAGTCAGCTTGCAGCGTGGCCTTGCCCTTCTTGATGTTGGAGAAGTACCCGGCGTCAATCTCCAGCGCGAGGTAAATTTCTTTGTCCTCCAAGCCCGACACGTTGCAAGCCAGCGTGAAGGCTGCGCCGCCGTTCTTCTGCGCCCGGACGACCTCAATGGAAACCTCGCTACGCTGGGGGGCGCGGCTCAGTGCAAGTTCAGGCTGTTCGTGGAGGGTCACAAGCGGCTCCTAAGTCTTTGAAGCGGGTTGAGTACCCTGCTCAGGCAAATAAAAAGCAGACTGCGGCCCATGAACTGCAGAGCTAGAGTCACCGAAGAAAGAACGCCCGACCCGCAGGCCGAGCAAAGTGCGTTGATGCGCACAGGAGGTTGGGTTTCCGCTCATCAGGCGGCGAGAGAAGGACTGGGGCACTTAGGCGGCCCTCTGTGCCTTGCGCCGGTCCAGCTCGGGCCAGATCAAGTGCCAGTCACCAGGACGCAACTCCATGCGCGTGACCTGGCCGCTGGTGTGCTTCTCGATGGCAACGCAGGTTGCAGGAGATGGGCCGTTGGGGAAGCTGGCGATCTGCGACAGATAGGACGGCGAGATTTCCAGCTTTTCAGCGAGCGCCTTCCCGTTGCCACGCTCGGCCTTGATGTACTCGCTAAGGTTCATAGGCCATGACTTTAGCCGCACCTAAAGACAAGCGCAAGGCCTGCCTAAAGTCCCTTGTTTACAGTCGGCTAAACATGGACTCCACACGCCGGGCAAGGCTTGCCAAGCTGATAGAACGCCAGTACGCGGGATCGCGTGCGGACTTTTCGCGCGCCTCGGGCCTGACTGGAGGCAGAATTACTCAGTTACTCGACCCGTCTGAACCTTTTGGTGAGCGGGCGGCTCGTAGTCTTGAGTCTCGGCTCGGGCTACCGTCGCGCTACTTTGACGTAGATCAACTCAACAATACGGAACCGGCGCCAGACTTGGGCCAACAAGGAGTTCCGTTGATCTCATGGATACGTGCGGGTGATTGGGGCGAAGCATCCGACCCGTTTCAGCCTGGCGAGGCCGAGAGCTGGGTTCCCTCGGCTCGCGCACACAGCGCCCGCGCGTATGCCCTGCGCGTGCGTGGCGACAGCATGACCGCGCAGTTCGGCAAGAGCTACCCGGAGGGTTGCATCATCATCGTGGAGCCGGAGCGGTGCATGCCGGTCAATGGCGAGCGGGTGATTGCCAAACTGGACGGCTCCAACGAGGTGACATTCAAGGTCTACAAGGAAGAGGACGGCAGGCGCTGGCTTCAACCATTGAACACGGCCCACGAACCGATCCGCCAGCCCTTCCGGGTGCTGGGCACGGTAATTGGCAAGTGGGAAGATGACTAGTCGTGAAGTATCTCTTGGCTGCTCTCCTGGCATGTACGCTATCCAGTCAAGCTCAGACGCGCTCTGACGGCTTGGTGGCGATGAATTGGGTAGGGACACATAGCTGCGGCGTCTACCTACAGGGGCGCAATGGGCCGCAGCGAGAGACCTACTCAATGATCTATCAGCAGTGGGGCGCCGGCTACCTAGCCGGCAGTAGCATTCATGGGCGCCACCGAGCTAGGGCAGATCTGGAGACTTACACCGCATGGCTGGACAAATGGTGCGCCGACGATCCATCTTCTGGCGTACTGGCTGGCATAGATGCGCTGCTCAAGCGGCTGTCTTCGTCGCGCTAGCAGCTACTACCTTACCGACTTGGCCCCGTTCACCAGCCGAGGTACGACACTTCCGATCGGACAATCCATGCCCTGCCACAGGAAAGCGCAGAGGGCCCTGCCCAGGCTTTGAGGTTGACCACGTAGTACCACTATGCTTTGGCGGTCTGGACGCGGCCAGCAACATGCAATGGATCACCGTCGAAGACCACCGATGGAAGACGCGGTGGGACGTGCGCGAGTGCCGTAAGCTCAAGAAGAACGCCAGCCGCCCGGCTCAGTGAAGGGCCATCCCTCATCGTACTGCCCGCCGCGTGCGGGCTTTTTTACGCTCGCAACCTGACGAATTCCCGACAAACCTAAACGGGCTTTAGAAATCTCTTGCGCTAATCTTTAGCTGCGCCTAAAGTCACCCCATCGAGCAGCCACCCCGGCGCTCACTTAGATGGAGCCGATGAATGACGCAAGCAGAGCAAGCAACCCAGGGTGATGTTCATCCTGAAGCGCACTCCGGGAACACTGGCGCGCCGGACAGGCAAGCTCGCAAGCCCTTTCCGGTGCAGTTCGGCAGTTCATCAGAAGCGGACTTTGCTGACGGCACCTGGACGTTCAACATGCATGGCCGCTTTGTCGTCGGTGCTGGTGGGTTCGCCATCGTCCCTCGCGCCCTGTACGACGAGCTGATTGCCGGGGCGCGTCACTTCATGGCCTACGAAACCGCCATGCAGGCTGACGACCACATCGCGGGCATGCAGCACTACGCCGACGCCGCCGACAGGCTGCGCGCCGCACTTACCAAGGCCACTGGGAGCGCATCTTGAACGCCACCCTGCCCCGCGACCTCGCCAGCCCCGAAGCCTGCGCAGCCCGTCAAGCACGCATTGCTGCTGCCAACGAGGCCCACCGCGCCCGCATGTATGCCTTGGCATCTGCCCGCGCTGCCTACCGCAAGCACGCCGTTCGCAATGCCTACGAACTCAAGCAAGCGCTGGAGAACATCGTCTCTGCATCGATGGGCCGGTGTGACAGCGTGACCGAGGAATACGCCAAGAAGGTGACGGACTTGATCTGTGATCTTGAGGGCGAGTTGTACGGGATGGAGTTGGAACTGAGCGCTATTCGCTCTATGGAGATGTCATGAGCAAGATCACGATCAAGGGCTACATCGTTCATCAGGTGTACCGCGACACCCCGCACGACAAGGGCACCTTCGCATTCCAGACTTACCCAGCCTTCGCGGGTAGCTCGATCTACATCCAGACGCCCGTCTGCGAGCATGAACTGACGGTCAACGTCCCGGACGACTTCGACCCGCGTCCCGGCCAGATTGCCGCTCTGGAGAAGCAGAAGCAGGAGATGCGAGCCAAGTTCGCCGCCGCAGTCAAAGAGATTGACGACCGAATCAACAGCCTGCTGGCGCTGGAGATGTCATGAACGCTTACTGGATCAAGTTTACCGATGGCACCGAGGCGTGCTGCGAAGGTGGATCAGAGTTCGACGCTCAGCGGATCGCTGAGAAGCTGACGGGAAAGACCGTGGCCGATACGCCCAACAGTTGGACGGCGGGCGATGTGAAGCCGTTGCCCTATCCGGCAAGCCCGGTGATCTGGCAGTTGGATCATCCCTGCCACGGCAAGACGCCGCTGTTTTGCTACGAGCCCAAGCAGTGCGCTGGGCGATCCTCCTGTCCGCAACGTCGTGGGTGCGTGGAATGACCCCCGCAGACAAAGCCCTCTACATCGTTGCCCTTGTGGCTGTCGCTGTCATTGCTTGGGTGCCGCAGGTATGAGCGCCGAGCTTGTCTTTGATGCACCGAAGCCGCCTAAGTGCAAGCACTGCGGCTACATCCGTGGCGAGCACAGGGCCAAGACGTACCAATGTCCTGCGAAGTGGTCGCGTGGCCGCGCAGGTTTCACGCACTACCTCGAAACAGTGTTTGAGGAAAAGGCGAAGCGAGGCGCCGCATGAAGCCGCTGATCGACCTCGCCCGCCTGGCACTGGCACGCATGAAGAGCCGCACCGTCTGCCCTCTTGCTCCTGCTGACTTGGTGCTGGAGATTGCCATTGATCTTGCCAACCTGGAAAAACGCGATGCGCTGCGCTGATCGTGGATGCAAACAAGGGCGCCAGCCCTGCCCGACTCCGTACACCTGTGGCGGTGCATTGCAGACGCACAACCACGGCGCTGTGATTGACACGCAGTTTGACCAACTGGCGAACAGCGAAGAGCCGGACTTTCCCGGCTGGACGGGATGGCTTGCAGTGGCAGTGCTGGTGGTGGTGTTTGTGCTGCTGTATGCGAGCTGGGTGTTCTGGCGATGAGCGCCGCTGACCACTGGCAGCAAGTCGAGCAAGAGCTTCATCAGCAATGGCTGGAAGAACAAGGGTTAGCCGCTACCCCTGACAGCGGCGTAACTAGGAAAAGCAATGAAGCAAATCGCATCGGCATTCGTGAAGGCGCAGCGGGCATTTGGCCCAGCGCTCAAGACCAACAGCAATCCGCACTTCAAGACGAAGTATGCGGACCTGTCGGCGTGCATTGAGGCGGTGATCGACTCCCTTCACGAGAACGGGATCGCCGTGATCCAGCGCCAGCACGAGAGCGACAACGGCGTGACCGTGGAAACCATGTTCCTGCACGAATCCGGCGAAACGCTGGAGTGCGGACGACTGCACGTTCCCGCCGCCAAGCAAGACCCGCAGGGATACGGCTCGGCGTTGACCTACGCCCGGCGCTACAGCCTCATGGCTGCATGCGGCATTGCCCCGGAGGATGACGATGGCAACGCCGCCCAACGCAAGCCCGCCACCACGACCAAGCCCGGCCCCATCACTGCCAAGCAAGCAGCCGACATTCAGGCGCTCATTTCCGAGGTCGGGGCTGACAAGGTGGCCTTTCTCGCATGGGTGGAACAGGTCAGCGGCCAGGCCGTGGAGTCGATCAAGGACATCCCCAGCAACGCCCTACCCGCCGTCACCCGCGCACTGGAACAGAAGCGCCAAGCCTCCGCACACTGAAAGGAAAGAACATGAACTCGATCACCATCGCCGGTCAACTTGGCAAAGACGCGGAAGTCCGGTTTCTGCCCAACGGCGACCCCGTTGCATCGTTCTCCGTGGCCGACAGCCAAGGCAAGGACAAGCCCACGATTTGGTGGCGTTGCAGCCTGTTTGGCAAACGTGCCGAGTCGCTGGCTCCGTACCTGCTGAAAGGCCAAGCCGTCACCGTCAGCGGCACCGTGACAGAGCGCAAGTACACCGACAACAGCGGCCAGGAGCGCACTGTCATGGAGGTGCGCGTCAACGACCTCACATTGCAGGGCGGCAAGCGTGAGGCAGCACCGGCACCGGCTGCACAGCGCAAGGCACCGGCTGCGGCGGGCGGCTTTGATGACGGCGGGGACATCCCATTTTGAGCTTACGGGGGAAAGCGCGACGCATGACCGGAAGCCCTGGCGTCACGAACGAGCAGGCGGCAGACAGAGCGATGCGGCGCGGCGAAATCAGCCATTGCGGCAGAAGTGAGCGGCCAAGTGATGCAGCCCGAAAAATGCGGAAGGTAGCCCGCCGCGTGAGTACCCCACCTACACGGAGAACACCATGAACAAGCCAACTTTGTTTGAGATTGCGCGGGAGTACCGCACCGACATTGAAAAGCTCGGCGACCTCGATCTGCCGGATGAGGTGATCGCGGACACCCTGGAGTCGATGGGCGGTGATTTGACCGTCAAGGCATGCAACGTGGCGGCGTTCATGGCGCATCTGGAGACGGTGGCCGCAGGGATGAAAGAGGCAGAGAGCCGCATGAAGGCCCGTCGTCAGGCCGTGGAGCGCCGCAACGAGCGCATGCGCCACTACCTCCTGCACGGCATGCAATTCGCTGGTGTGGAGCGCATCGACGGCCCGGACTTCGTGCTGAGCATCAAGAAGAACCCGCCCAGCGTGGAAGTGTTTGACGAGCGCATGGTCCCTGCCGACTACATGAAGCAGCCGGAACCGCCGCCGCCCACCGTGGATAAGGCGCTGGTGAAGGCCGCGATTCGTGACGGCTACGAAGTGCCGGGTTGCCGCCTGGTCAACGGCTTCCGTCTTTCCATCGAATGAGGATCAGCATGACGAACCAATCCGACCTCTTACAGATGCTGGAGCCCATTGCTTGGGAGCTTCGCAAGCTGGAGGATCAGCTTAACCGAGGCTTGCAGCCAAGGCGCGACCTTGAGGACGCCATTGCAGCTATCCGTGCAGGTGGTGCAGGAGAACAGCCGAAGCCCTCTCATGGTGATTCGACCGCCCGCGCCGGGGACATTGGCGCGTCGGATACTGCACGGCTTGACTGGCTCCAGCGTCAAGACCTGAACGAACTCTGTTTCGCCTTGGTGCAGGACGCGCCGCGTGACGGCGATTACGTCATCAATGCTGGCAACGGCCCCTTCTACGGCGCGACCCTTCGCGAAGCCATTGATGCAGCCATGAAAGGAGCCAAGTCGTGACCCACCCCGCACAAATGCCCGCTAACCAAGGTAGTCCTGTAGCCGGAGCGAAGGAGACGAGTTCTCCCAGCACTGGATCTGTCTCTCAGACAGGCGCACCTACAGTACCGACCTCAATGGAGAACGACGCAACGGAGGCGGCTGAGCTTGCAAAGCGGTTGCGTAGGTTGGCTTCTGAATTGGAGAGCGGCTACCTTAAAGACTATGTGCTGGACATTCTCGCGGCGGCGCAGCGTATTGAGTTGCCGGAACTTCAGCAGAAGGCTCACAAATGAAGCCCGACCCAAAAATGGAGCAGGCTGTTGCGCAAGCCGCCATGAACCTGGCGAGCGCAACGCTGTCGCACGCCTTTTCAATCCCGATTCCGAATACGACGCCGCAACTCTACGTCTCACTGCATGAGGGCCAGCCGCTCTCTGCCGCTCCTACAGCACCAGCAGCACCAGCAGCACCCAGCGTAGAGCCGACAGATGCCCACCTGTGGATGCTTTGGGACCGCTTGCCTGTCAAGACGCCGATTGCCTTGGCACGAGTTGCAATCAAGGAGTTCGCCACATCTCCCGCCGCCCCATCCCCCAGCCAGGGAGAGGCACTGGATGCGGCGCGGTATCGGTGGCTGACCGAGGACCACCCGAAGCACGAGACTCGCGCCGCCGTTTACGAGATTGCCTGCAAGCTGAACGTGCGAGGCAAAGGCGCGATTGACGCAGCCATCGACGCAGCCATGCGCAAAGGAGCCTGACACTATGACCATCACCAAAGAGCAGGCCGAACGAGCACGGTCGAAATTGCAGCGCATCGCAACCCAGTGGGCGCATGTCTCTGTGCAGCAGGAGGCACTTGCCCATTCAGACACGATCTACAAGTTCATCGAGCAGGCCAGCACCGCACCAACACCGCTGACGGACGAGCGGGCAGCGTTTGAGGCGTGGGCGAAGGACCAGGGCTTCCCGCTTGGCGGGCTAGATCTGGCCGACGGCGAAAGCTATCTGGACCTGAGAACACAAGGCCCGTGGGACGCATGGCAAGCCCGCGCTCTACTGCAAGCAGCACCACAGGCAGCATCCCAAGCCAAGTACACCGACGCTGACATGCTCAAGTCGCACGCGGACGGCTACGCCCTCGGTTTGCGTCAACTAGACCGTCCAGGCGCACCACAGGCAGCAGTGAGCATCGAGCAGCACACGAAGTCTTATTCGGAGGGCTTCACATCTGGCAAAGCGTTTGGGCTTGCGCTCGCCGCCACTCAGCCCCAGCCAGCAGGAGAGCCGAAGCAGGGTGGCACCGCTGGCGTGACGGGCACTGATGGAGGTGGCGATGCGCCTCGCTGAAACCGCCTACGACATGCCCACCGGGATGCTGCTGCACGAAGCGGGGCGGCAATTCACGATGGCCGAACTGGTCCGCGATGGATGGCAGCAGGCTTTGTACCAGCGCGGCGGCTGGTTCCTGCTACTGGTCTGGGCCGAGCGCACCTGTGGCGTGCCGGTGCCTTCCGAAGCGCAGCCTTACTGCTGGATCAGCCGGGGCGGTGGCGTGCCGCAAGTGATCTTTGAACCCCCGCGAGAAATTCAAGCCCACGCATGGATGCCGCTGTTCACTGGTGGCGTGGAACCGTGCGGCGAAACACAGCAGGAGAGCCGCGATGCGTAAAGACTTGATCGACCCCGAGGACGGCGAGAACCGCGCCGTGCGGGCCTTTCTCCTGCACTACGGAGCACCCGGACTGACCGTGGGCCGCATGCGCGAAAACCTGCGCCTGTCCGGCTGGGGTGGCTGCTGGCCGGAATGGGTCAACACACAGGACCGAGAGCACCTGACGAAAGGCGGCGCTCAGGACTGGCTCCGCCACCTGTTCGCGCTGGAGAACACCGCTGGCGTGCTGGCGTCGGACAAGTTCGGTGACGCCAACCTGAGCAAGGGCAACGCGGGCGGCTGGACTGCTGACATGCCGACGTCCGACAAGCCCGACCTTGCCGCCCATGCGATTGAGGAATTGCACCAGCTAGGCTACACCGTGCGCGACGGCAGGCTGATCCCGCCTGACAACCTGCACGAACTGGCCCGCGTGGCTGGCTTCTCCACCGCTGGCGTGGCACCGTCTGACGGAGCACAGCAGCCATGATGTTCGGCAGCGTTTGCAGCGGCATCGAGGCGGCTAGCGTGGCATGGCACCCGCTCGGGTGGAAAGCCGCCTGGCTCGCCGAGATCGAGCCCTTCCCGTGCGCCGTGCTGGCGCACCACTACCCCACCGTTCCCAACCTGGGCGACATGACCACCATCGCCCGCCGGGTGCTGACCGGCGAGGTCGAGGCCCCGGATGTCCTGACCGGCGGCACGCCCTGCCAGGCGTTCTCGGTCGCCGGCCTGCGCGAATCCCTGGCCGACGAGCGCGGCAACCTGACCCTGAAATTCGTGGAGCTTGCAGATGCAATTGACCATGTTCGAGGCCGAGCTGGAAAGCCCGCTTCCGTCGTCGTCTGGGAAAACGTCCCCGGCGTTCTCAGCACGAAGGACAACGCCTTCGGGTGCTTTCTGGCTGGGCTTGCCGGAGAGGATGACGCGCTGGAACCGCCAGGGGGCCGGTGGTCGGACAGTGGTTGTGTGTATGGCCCCCAGCGAGCAGTCGCGTGGAGGACCTTGGACGCCCAATACTTCGGGCTGGCCCAACGACGCCGCCGTGTGTTCGTTGTCGCAAGTGCTCGAGCAGGGTTCGATCCCGCCCAGGTACTTTTTGAGTGGCAAGGCGTGCGCCGGGATTCTGCGCCGAGCCGACAAGCGGGGGAAGGAACTGCCGCCGCAACTGCACCAAGCCTTACGGCAAGTGGCCGAGGTGTCGAGCGAAGCGGAGAGTCCCGAGGACAGGATCCAGTCGTAGCGGTCCATGCGCCGGAGATCGCGCGTTGCGTCGCAACGCGCGAGGGTTCATCGCAGGACTGGGAAACGACCACGATGGTGGCCCACAGCCTGCGCGGCGAGGGCTTCGACGCCAGCGAAGACGGCACGGGGCGTGGCACGCCGCTGGTGCCGGTTGCGGTGTCACTGCGCGGCCGGGAAGGCGGCGGCACCGCTGAGCTAGGCGACGAGGTGCAGAACGCGCTGCGCGCAAGCGGCGGCGGCGGGGACAAGGCTCACATTTTGGCGGCAATGCAGGTTCGCCGGCTCACACCCACTGAGTGCGCGCGCCTGCAGGGTTTCCCCGACGACTACCTCGACATCGACTACCGCGGCAAGCCCGCAGCCGATGGCCCGAAATACAAGGCGCTCGGCAACAGCTGGGCCGTGCCGGTCGCCCGCTGGGTGGGCCGCCGAATTCAGCAGGAGATTGCATGAATCTCAACCATACCCATGGAGGCCGCATGACGCACCGCCACGAAGTCACTACGACTCCCCCGCCGACCCATGTAGTTCCTGTAGCCGGAGACAGGGAGCGGGATGAACGAGCGAAGGGGCCTGACATGCACGGCACCTATGCCCGCTCTCTCCCTCCAGTAGATCGACAGCCGCTGAGTGATGAACAGATCGACGCGATCTTCGCAGCCAGCCACAACGTCAAAGATACACCGTGGCTCAACTGGCGCACCTTCGCCCGAGCCATTGAACGCGCCCTTGCTGGGGATGGGAGGAAAGATTGAGCGCTGAAGTCTTCCTCAACGACGAGCAGCTGGCCCAACTCACCGGCCGCCGCTTCAAGAGCTTGCAGATTGCCTGGCTCAAGGAAGCCGGCATACCATTCCGGGTCAACGCCACCGGCCACCCGGTGGTGACGCGTGCGGCTGTCGAAGGCCGCCAGGAACAGCACCAGCCTGCGCCGTCGCACAAGCCGCAGGGCTGGCAACCGCGAGTGATTGCCGGGAGAACCTGACCATGGGGCGCAAGCCGAGCCGCTGGGCCAACCTGCCGAAGGGCATGCGCGCACGCCCGCGCGGACAGAAGGTGCACTACTACCTGGACACCGGCGAGAAGCCGCGGCGCGAGATACCGCTCGGCAGCGACTACGTGCAGGCCGTGGCCAAGTGGGCAGAACTGACCAGCCGCCCAGCGCCGCCAGCGCCAGATGCGCCCATCACGTTCGTCGACGTGCTCGATGGCCGCGGGGTGTGCGACGGCTACCGCAAGGACGTGCTGCCCACCAAGGCGCCGCGCACCCAGCAGGACAACGAGAAGGAACTGGATTGGCTGCTCAAGTTCTTCGGCGACCCGCCGGCCCCGCTGGACAGCATCGAGCCGGCCCACATCAAGCAGTACCTGCGCTGGCGCGTGAAGGCCGCCAAGGCTGCAGCCGACGCCAAGAACGAGGAGCGCCGCAGGAGCGGCCGCGACGAGGTGCCGGTGCCGGCGAACCTGGGGCATGTGCGCGCCAACCGCGAGGCCGCCCTGTTCTCGCACGTCTGGAACTATGCCCGCGAGGAAGGGCTCACGCGGCTGCCGAATCCCT